CTTCATTACACACGGCTCTGCTGGGATGCCTGCGTCCTGCATGAACTGCGTCAGCGGGTCTTTATTATCGCCCCGTACAGTGCGGATATAATATTCGCTATGACGAGCATGAATGCCAGAGGCAGAATCAACAAGCTGTGAGACAGTACCCGAAGGCTTGACGCAAGTGATGGCCGCAGATGCAGCAACTCCAAGCTGCTGTGCAACCTCGTTGTTTGTTTGTACAGCAACGTCACGAAGCTTGTTAAGAGTTTTTGCAGACGGTTTACTAGTGATTTCATTGTCCATAATACCTGTCAGGCTTACACCCAACAGCCTTTCTTCTTCAGTGTTACGCCGCCACACAGGCCGTAGGTACGGCATGTTGGTATACGTAGATTGAATTGTACCCAGGATTGTAGCAAGCTTTACCTTGCGTGTCAAGGTTTTTTCTGTGTCGGTAGGCCGAACAACAACCTCTGTCAGGTTGCAGAACTGATAAGGCCGCAGGATAATCTCACTGCATGGGTTCGTTCCCCACTCCTTGCCAATCTCACGACGACCATTGCGCTCAACGTGTTTGTCTGCTGCCTCACGGCTGAAGATACCACGCTCACCAGACTTAGATTCGACCAGTGCTGTCCACTCACGCATGAATGTTTCCATGTCGGGCTTGTCGGTATAGGCAACAGAGTTGTTAGCCAACGCACGTTGACCCTCGTTCTCCCACCACTGACCAGACTTGGCATGACGCATACGGTCATCTGATAGGTTGGACAGGCTAATCATTGCACTGCGTCGAACACCGCCGACCACAACTACCTCACCAATCTTACACATGATGTCGTGACACTCTACACTGTTAAGCTTACGGCCTGCTGCGCCTTTGAATTTGGCTACAGTAAAGTTGAACAGGTCATTCAACGGGTCTGGACCAGAGGCACGACCACCAAAAGTCTTAAGTCTTGCACCGGCTGGCCGAATCTTAGACAAATCCCATTTCGGAATGTCTCCTGTATACAGCAGGGAGATAAGCTTACGCAAGCCCTTTGCCCAACCCTCTTTGCTGTCCTGTACCACAATCATATCCTCAACGCTGGTCAGTTCTTCTGGAACTGTTGGCAGCTTCTGGATTGCTTGACGCTCAACAGAGAAGCCTACTCCTGTACCACACAGAAGAATAAACATAGCCTCGTCAAAGGCACGGGGGTGGTCAACGGGTAGGTAGCTACAGTTGTAGACACAGGTGTTGTCACGCTCTGCCGCAGGACCAGCTGTCATTAAGGCACGCATTGAAGGCATGACCTCTAGGCTAAGTATAGCTTCCTCAATCTCGTCTATTGTTTTGATGTCAATGTCCGAAGGACGTACAATATAGTCAATGAATCGACCTACTGTTTCAGGCCATGTCTCCCGTCTGCCTTCGTCTTCTAGCCAACGGGCGTATCGTGAGGTGGCAATAAATGTTTGATAGTCGGTGGGTAGGTGATTAGTCATAGTCATATTGTTTGTCATCGGTGTATAGCTCCTGTCCTGTTAATGCTTTCCAGCTGTGTTTAAAATCAAATCGTGCGCATTCTTGACTAATCATATCAGCAATTGCACGTGTCTCCTTCTGTGCCGTGTCGTGCAGCCGTTGATTGACCACACGGGAAAAGGCATACAAAGAACCAGACCAATACCATTCTGTGTACATGTTCTGCGGTAATACCATGCGTGCAAGCTCTGGTGCTACATCCTCTTTCAGCATGTTGTCGTATGTTTTCAATGCCTCTTGCATGAAGGGGCGTATGTCATACGGTATCTTCTTGTCTGCACTGCCCTGCTTTACATTGTCTGCACGCTTCCGCCACATCTTAGGTGTGTAGAATTTAGGCTCATAGTCCACATAGCGGCGGCTGACTTCATTCCAGGCCAACCCCACTTGGTGTTTGACTAGCTGTCGTGCTACAAAGAGAGGTGCTTCAATACGAAACTGTAAGAAGCAGTGTGAGAACGGCGACCAGTGGGCGTGTTCAGCTAAGTAGTTGATAAGCTTTTGGTCTTTCTCTGAAAGGTCTAGGTGATTGCCTACCTTGACCCGCTCTGATTCCTTGTTAAAGGAAACACGGGCAGCGTTTACCACAGTGAGGTCGCTGCCCATAAAATCAATCAATGATACTTTCATTAGTCGAAGACTCCAATTATACTACAGTTGTTCATGGGAAGCAATAAGCTTGTCGAGATACCACTGACATTTTTTTAAGTCTTCCACAGGCTTACCCTTGTACTGGTATCGCCACAGATATTTCATGCAGTTGCCCTTGAGGTAGCCACGATATTCTTCAGGTGACATGCTTGCCTCAATGGCTTGGATAGCCTCCACACCCTTGCGGTTGTAGTGTGCTGGGCTGTTTACTGGGTCATCGCTTGGTGTCTGGGTGTATCCAAACTTAGTGTCCAAGGATTGCGTTAATTCGTTTTCTGACATATTCAATTTCTCCTGTATGCAACACCTTATAGGCGAAGTCTCTCATGTAGTTCGGGTCAACACCTGCATTGGTACAGACCTCTTCAAAGTCTGATGCGGTAGTTCCTATTGAAGCAAAGAACCATGCTGTTGCCCTGTCCCTTTCGATGCGTGCCTCTGAAGGCTCACCCCTATAGGGTTTCTTTGTCGCATCTAGCAACGCCTGAAGGAGGACACATAGAAACAGTGTCTGTTCAGGTGATGAAGAGTCTGGTCTAAACTCGTCCAGATGAATTGTTATTTTACTACTGGACATCTTATTTGTCAAGCCATTCTTTTGGAATGCCCTCGTTTAATTTACAGAACTGGTAACCGTATTTCGTACACCAGTCTGCATAGGTCATCTTGCCGCCCTTGTATAGCTTGCGGTAGGGGTTGTCAAAGACAAAGCGAATATCAACATCGGGATACTGACTCTTAATGAACAGGTGTTTTTTCCTGTCCTCTGCCATGAAGCGACCCTTAACTTCTAACACAATACCATTGGGTAGGAAGAAGTCTGGTGTATACTTCTTATCCTCACGCCACTCATACGGTAACGTGTCTCGCTCATACTCGAAAGCTATCTTTAGTTTGTGAAGCTGCTGTGCTGCCTCGTATTCTGAATTGGATTTGTATTCGTGATTATATTTTTTTCTTTTCATAACTCCAGTTCTTCGACTTGAGGTGTCTTTGCTACTTGCGTTAGATACCTTACGCCGTTAGAATATTTGAATGCACGAAGGCCAGCACCACCATTGGCATCAGCCCAGCATTTCTTTTTATATGGACAGAACACACAGCCAATCGCAAGCTTGCGGTTTCCTGACTCCCCGTCCTTTGCATCGCTGTAACAACGGGCAGGAGCTTGTACGCCCTTAACTACATTCTTAAGGTGTCGCACCCTGGCTGGGGCATCAATCATCTCTATGTCATGGACGGGTAAGATGCAAAGCTCACTGCTGTTTTTATCGATGGCAAAGAAGGCGGCTTCCTTGCGGTTGTTCTTTGTGGCATAGGCACTAATCTGTGCGATGTATCCAAACGGGTCATCGTCTGACAGCCTGCCTTCCTTAAACTTCTTGAATGCGAATGAGGATGCCGACTTGATGTCAACCAGTACGTCATCAATCACACAGTCCTGATGTCCAATCACGCCTTCAACCTCTACGGTATCCTGCGCCTCTTCTACCTTGTGGCCTGATGCTTTAGTGAGACAAATCAGGAGAGCCTCAAGGACATGACCCATTAAGAACTTAATCTTGGTCTGCCCGTTGATGGACTCTCCCTCTTCGCCTTGTACTCCGTACCAAATCTGACGGTCTGGTTTGCCGATTGAAGACAGACGTAGGTGTGATGCACCTTCACGCTGACCTTCACGGAGTATGGTTTCGACAGCCTCTCGCACAAGACTGCCGACCTCATCAAGGGCTTCCTTAACATGTGCCTGCTCAACATCAGTACCTTGTTCAAGCATGTCATAAATGTCTGGGATAAGTGTGTCTAATGTTTTGCTCATGTTAAATCCTTTCGTTGGCGAACACGGCAGGACTTGAACCTGCAACCTGCAGATTAGAAGTCTGCTGCTCTATCCAGTTGAGCTACGTGTCCTAGCTCTTGCGCCTCACCCTCTTGCGAAGGCGCTCTGCTTTGTGTGCAATGTATTCTTCTTCATCTGCGAAGAAGTTGTGAAGTGCTTTAAATAGTCGCAATTGAAAGGCTTTTAGATACTTACCACGTGGGAAAGCCCACCCGATGAAGAAGCCTGCGACTGCGAAGTAAAACAACACCAGTTGTACTGGTAAATCTGTCATAATATTAATCTCCTGTATAAGTGATAGCGTTCCCACCCTCGCAGCTATCTTCGGCGGCCAAATATAGATGCCGCCCCCGTGCTTATCAACTACCTAGAAAGGAACTTCGTCATTCATTGCTTCATTAGTTGATGGTGCTTGTGCAGCAGTAAAGCCATCTTCGACATCGAAGTCTTCTCCTGCTTTATACTCAACCAAGTCAACGACTTGAACTTTCTTGAGCAATGGCGAGACACCTGACTTGCCATTCATTTCCCACGCAAACGGTGTGTACATTACATTCACAACGCTGCCGTTACCGATAAGACCCGTGAACGGGTTCTTCTGTGCATCTACAACTGACGGTGCTTCGTTCTGTGAACCATCACGGCGTGCTACCTTCTGGCGAATGTGGACAAAATCACCACGCTCGTCATCTTTGTTCTTGATAGTAATACCATCTGCCTCAAACGCTGCACGGTTGTTGTCATCTACCATGATGTCAATGCCCCATTCAGGCTCGTAAGTTGTGTTCGGTTGTTGTACTGATGCCCAATAGGCTTTACCTTTTACTACTGTCATTTCGTTTTACCTTTCGTTTTGGTTGTCATGTCGTGGCGGTATTGCCAACGACCACTATATAGTGCCACATCTCGAATCAAATGTCAACACTTTTTTTCTAGTGGGTTTCTGCCCACGTTTTCCCGACCTTGTATTCACTGTCGAGAGGACAACGAACCTTGAGCGATTGCTCTGTTAGTTTCATTGCCAGCTTTGTAACCTCGCCAAGTTCTTCGGCGTGGTCTTTGCGAACCTCGAACTGATACTCATCGTGAATACTCGCAACGAGCTTGAAGTCGAGCTTGCGTTTTGTTGCCTGTATGATAATGTGCTTGAGCCATTCCTTACAGACGATTGCACCTGCCCCCTGGAGTAGGGAGTTCAGTGCTGCATGTGCAGAGCGTATCTGCAACACACGTCCATCAATACCTAGCACATAACCACGTGATGCAAGCTTGTCTACCTTGCTACGTAGTGCCTTAAGTGCAGGCATGTTGGATAGAAACTTATCAATTAATTTCTTACCATCTTTTGATGTACCATCTACAATCTTACCAATCTTAGCCGCACCTGCACCATACAGGAAGGCGTAGATAAATGTCTTGGCGTTGTCCCGTGTCGGCAACCCTGCTGCTTTCTGATTGGCAGTATGTACATCCCCGTCCACAACCTCACGTGTGAAGTCTTTGTCGTTCATGTAGTGTGCCAACATACGAAGCTCTAACCCTGACGCATCACAACCCAGAAGTACACTATTACCAACGCTATCAGTGACGGTTCGAGTAGTCCAGACATCTCTACATTCCTTTCCATATGGTGAGTAAACAGCAGGACACTGTGCCATGTTAGGCGAGGTGTGTGTCATACGACCAGTGATTGTGCCTAGCGTCCACACCTTGCCGTGTACACGCCCGTCATCACCGACTGCTTCTATCCAAGATTTAATTTGTGAGACACGTTTCTCCAA